TGGTCTAAAGCCGTGTTTGAGCAATCCAGAGCGGTTGGCATGTCTCCCAGAGAATTCATACAGAAGGGCAGGTTGACTGACGCAATGATCAACGATGTGCCTGACTTCTCTTCACTGCTGCGAGATCCAGACCTGCCTTACCGTGGCATCTTGAAAGCCTCCGGCGCAACGGTGGGCCAGTTTAAAAAGGGTGAGATACCCAAAGGCAACCGCACTGAAGAGATTATGCGTAGCAGTGAAACAGCTCGCAGGAATCTGGAACGCGCAGCGAACAGGCTCAAGTTTATCAAGGCCGACCAGTTGGCCCTTGGCGCGATCGTTCCTCTGATCGCTATCAATATAGTCAACATGGGCAAAGTGCCTGATGAAGAAGAGGGTTCCTCTGAGGTGGATAATATTGATATATTTAACTGATGGGACTCCTTGACGACATAGAGCTGTTTGCCAGAAGCCAATCTGATCTTTTAAGAAGAAAGGCAGAAATGGATCTGGAAAGATTAGAGGCAGAGCGACAGCTTGCAGAGCAATACGGATCCTTAGCTGCTTACACGGGCGCACAGTTCGCCCCCGGATCCGCAACACTGGAAGCTGGGGGCGGCATGGCGCAACCCCCTGAACTTAACTTACCGGTTTCTGATTTACCGGAATACATGGTGGAAGGCGAAAAGCTTCCCAGTATGGCTGAGATTTACGACGTCTTTCAAAGCGCAGATCCTTACATGGAACAACCTTCTGCTGGTTATGTTCCGAAAAGACCCATGCCAAATCCAGAGGCGCAGCAGTCTGCGTTGGACTTATTGTTACTGGGAATGGGCGTGACCGGAGATGCTCTACAGGCCGGTGGAGGAGCTGCTGGTGCAATAGCCGGTGGTGCCTTGAAGATCCCTAGAGCAATACAAAAGTTCAATCGCCTTATAAACAATTACAACGCAGATCCTTTTGGGTTCAGATCCAAACTGATTGAAGAGCTTAGGATTGCTAAAAACGAAGGCATGACTTTCCAGAACTTTCAGGCGCTAGAAAACTATCTGAAAAAGAAAGGCGTCAAACCAGAAGAAATTAACACGATGTTTCAGTTAAGAAACATGAGCGAGAAAGATCAGTTTGTTCGTTTTTCACCGGGGCAAGAATACAGTAAGAAAATAGATCCCGGCAAAGTATTAGACAACGCTGTTTTTGATTCACCTAATCGTCGCACCCTCATAACAGAAGAAGCTTATGGTGGGATTCTGCAACAAAAAGTTAATGAAAAGGATGGGAAAGCGGTAACCGCAGTTGTTGGTGACAACCCATATACTGACCAAAGTTTTTATGTCCTGCATCCCAGAGAAATAGATGAAAAATATCTTGGTCAGAATCTTAACGACCAAGCCTATGTTTTGTCTTTTGACACCAAGCTTGATAAAACAAATCCAGCCACACCTACACTTGCTGACTTTACGGGACTGATGGACGACTCTAGC